TCTCTTCTACACTATATACTGTAGTAGCCAATTTATTCCTCTTTCTAATTATTTTAATTATATCAAAAGTGTATTGATAAACCAAATGCAGAGACCCCCAGAGTCTGGGGGCCACTGCCTATATTAAGTTGTTATTAAATTGTTAATTATGCTTCGATTAGACGGTCAATAATCTTACCGTATTCTGCTCCTGCATATGCTGCATCTGGGAGAAGACGGAAGGTTACTGGGAATACTGTTGCATTGTTACGTGCTAATGTAAATTGTGACTGTTGTACAGAAAGTACACGACGTGCATAATATACTCTTTCACGCTTCTTGTTAGCTGCTGAACGTGGTGCAAGACCGACAGCGATAAGCTGACGCTCTGTAGGCTCCTGTCCAAGTGCTCCAGCTTCTAGACCAAGTGCATCGTTTGACAATGTGCTTGCTCCTTGTCCGAAAACCTTAAGAACGTTCTCAAGTGTTGCTTCGGTGAATTCTGTTGCTAACATAACTTCCATAGACTCCTTGAACAACTTAGCTGTATCAAGAAGCTGATCTACTGTTACTGAACCGTATGTTGGGTTGTAAGTAATCTGAAGACCGTTGTTTGTGTAACCAACGTTTGCGTAATTTGTACCAAGGGTACCCTTAAGCTCACGAGTATCTGCATCATAGATTGATGTATTTGCTGTTACGTTTGAACCTTCTGGAAGGACGGTTGCGTATGAAGATTCTGTTGAATCCTTCTTTGACAAGAACAGTGGTGCTGCTCCGACAATAATATTTTTTGCTTCAAATGCCATTTATTTCCACCTCCTGGAATAACTCTTGCTTTTTTAGTGGCTGCTGGCTAGGCTCTTTCCTCAACTCCAATTTTACAGTTGATTAGTTCATAAAGCAAGGGTCAGGCAAATCTACCTGATGGATCTACGTCCCTTGAGTATTTAACCTCTAATATAACGTCTGCAGATAAAAATCCCTGAATTTCTTCAGATGGTGCAATTGGTGATATATCAGACATATAAATTGTATGAAATCTGATTGGACTTGAGGTGCCAATAAAATTATTGATGTCCCTAGCTGACTCATCTGATCTTCTAAATAAGTCAATAATAAAGTTTCTCATCTCTTGAATTTCCGCCACGTCCACCGCATATAATGTAAATTGCATTTTCTCAGTGCATACCAGCCAATTAGACTCATAAGTCATATTAGTTTTATCATAAACTATATGCTTTTTGGCATTCAAAAACTGATTCATTTCTGGGATCTGCTGTACTGGAAGAATAGGAATAATTGTCTCATTTACGTTATCTGAGTAGTAGTCTGTTTCATCAAAGATTCCCTCAGCCTTTAACTCATTCCATAAGAATTTTCTCATTTCATTTGCTGAATCTATTTTATAATTTGCACTCACATGTTTCTCCCATTCAATTGAACAGCCGCTTTAGCAGCACTTTTAACAGAAGCAGGATTATAGGAATAAGACTTTGCCTTAATAAATCCTGGCAACCTCATTGAATTTGATACAACAAAATTAAAGGATTCTTTAGCACCAGACATAGCAATTGAATTTTCAACCTGACTATTCATAAATCTCTTATAGGTATTGGCAAAAGAAAGCTTTACTTCTTTTCCGCCTGGGTTATTAATTTTAACTGCTCTTCCCGCAGAAAGTGTAATGAACTGCCCACCGATATTAAATGTTAATCCAGTGTTAGGATTTTTTGGTCTGATGGTTACCTGCTGTGCATTTTCCATGACAAAGGCTTTATTTTTAAAAACATACCTTTTTGGGTTTTTGCCTTTTGATGGCACTGAACTATTTGATATTTTAAAATCATAACTTAATGTAAAATTAAATCCAGATTGTTTTGACTTTGTTATTTCAAAAAGTCTTGCCTCAGAATTACCAACCTTACCCCATTCATAAACATGGTGTAAGGAAAGCGGTTTTGATCTGGCTTGCATGTCAACAAACTCTTCTAAATCAAATTTAATTCTTTTAAATATTTTATTTGAATACCCCTGAGAAATGCAATCTTCTGTTGTCATTGCTCCCATTACTTGTGCCTGATAATAGAGGCCAGCAGAAATTTTTTGAACTGTTCCACCATCATCTATAACGCCCTTTTGCTTAGAGCCAACCATGAGGCGTTCTAAGCCCTTGGAAGCTGTATCTAATGCAATAGTATTATTAATCAATTGTCTGGTTTTCCGATCTCTGACACATTAAGTTATATCCAAGAACAGATCCAAATGGGTCCATAATTGGAGTATTTCCAAAAACCTCAAATACTGTTGGTGTGTTTGTTGGGTAATTTAATTCAAACCAAAGTGTCTGATCTTTTTCACTTCTAATGTTTACTAGCTTTTCTCTATGAGAAATAAACTCTGCGGTTCTAACCTGAATTGATTCTACGTCTTTATAACGTGTTCCATATTGCTGTCTATCTGTTCCCCGCCCAGAAGAAGAGTTTGAGATATTTCCTTTTGCAAAGCATGGAATAGTTCTATCTAAAACCCAAAGCTTTTTAAGTGCACCAGTATCTGGATCTTGAGTGTCTTGCTGTACATATATGTCAACTTTCATTGACAGGATTGTTCCTACCAAATCTGTTAACATTAGATCACCAGCATTTGCTTGATAACATAATTTGCCAAAATGCTATCTACGAAGAAGTTTCCTGTTCCACTATAGACCTGTGGGTCAAATTCAAAGTTCCAGTCAAATGTCTGGATATTCTTTACATACTTATGCTTCCATTGAGTGTCTTTATTAAAGAAATCTTTCATCAATTCAACTGTTGCAATTCCCACTTCATCTGGAACATAGTCCCATCCAAATTTACCTTGGATTCTGTAGGCTACACCTTTTTGAAAAAAGCCCTGAAATCCCATATCATAAACAGTAGGAGAGACCATTCCGTTTGCAAGATATACCGTGTTGTCTCTTGCAATAGAAGAGCCTCTATCAATTTTAATTCCGTATCCAGTTGATCCTGGGACAATTGAATACCCAGTATTATTAATGTTGTTTGGATTGTCTAGTAGCAAAATATCATTAGCATAGAGCTCATGAATTTGATTTACCTTATACAGGGTAGATAAAGAATCATCTCCCGCACCATAAACAATTTGAACATCATCATAAAGATAGAATAAATCATTTGTATAATTTTCAATAAGCTTTCTTGCATACTTTTCTGCAAGCATCAATTCTTCGTAAGACTTATAGTCTGGATCTGATGGATCAACGCCAAAATTCAAAGCATCAATTGCTTCTGAAATATTTACGTATGGAGTAACAACATCAACAAATGTTGTTTGCTGTCCAGCCTCTCCATTTACAGTATAAGACCAAATTAGCTTTAACTTTCTATTTCTAGACGTAGTATTAAATGGAAGAACTAATTCATAGTTTCCATTGTCTGTTTCTAGATTAGTTGCTGTGTATGTCCCCAACAATGTTGTTGGAGAAAGTGCTGGTATAATTGCTGGATCTTCAGTTATATCATAAACAGCAACAGAAACATTATTGTCTGTATCTACTGGCTTTCCAGCCCAATAAATTTTTTGACGCAAAACTCCGTTGCTATTTATGTATAACTCAGCCATTTAATCTTCCTTTTTAGTTGTAAAAATCTTTTACTTCAGTAGCTGTAGCCATGCGGAATCCCTCTTCAATTCTGAAAAGCTCTTCTGCCTTTTCTGTTGGCATTGCTACAAATGGGTGTTCCTTTGTAAAGGTAAACCCAAGAATATCATATCTGAAGTTTGCTCTAGTCATTCGGACAAGAGTTGTATCTTCTGGTGTTGCCGCCTTTGGATCAAACTTTGGCAATACTTCGATTGCATCATCTGACTCAATTGAATCCTCTTCTAGATTCTTTAATGTCTTTTGGTAGATTTCCCAAGTTACGCCTTCTTCTGCGAAGGCTGCGATAATTTCTGCTTTGCTCTTTGAATTAGGCAGGTCAACTGCGAAGTCTTCTGCGATTTGTTTGAGTTCTGCAATTTTCATTGTTGAAAATGACATATGATCTCCTTTGTTCTGTTCAATTATAGCATTATGAGCTTAAAAGGTAAAGACCCTCAAAAATTAATTTGAGGGTCTTTACAATAGTATATTTCCTAAATTAGGAAGCTACCTTAACGTTCTTTACAACTACCCAAGCATCAGCTTGTTCAATTTGAACGCCAACACGAGTGTAGAGTGTGTACTCAACTGAGTCCTTGCGTGGCCAGAAGAAACGGTAAACAGTTACATCACGCTTGATTCCAATAACAACGTTATTTGGGAATGAAAGGTGGATGTCTCCGTGTGAACCTGTGTGTCCTGAATAATCTCCAGCTTGGATTTCATTAAGTAGTGGAACTTCAACAATTGGAATACCAAATGCGTATGGTGCTACATAACCTGCTGGTCCACCAAGTGGTGCAACTTCACCACGGATAACGCTTGATGCGATATCTTGTGGGTTTGCAAAGTTGGTTGAGATAGACTGGCTATATAGGAAGTCCTGGATAAGGTTAGATCCTGAAAGGAAGCGAAGGTCTGTACGACGTTGCTTGTACTTACGTGGAAGTGCCTTAAGTGCTGAGTTGAATACTGCACGTGAAACTGCTGCTCCACCTGCATCAACTACGTGTCCGTTAGCCTTAGCCTTCTTAACAACACCATCAAATGCCTTGTAAAGGTTATCTGATGAAAGTGATGTATCTCCATTAAGGACTACATCTTCGATGTCATTTCCAGCTTGTGTTGCCATAAGACGTGCAATGTGATCTTCTAGATCTGGACCTTCGATGTTGTCTTCTAGAGACTCTGTTGAGAGTTCCCAGTCAAGACGAAGCTTCTTAGTTGTCAAGTTGATCTTTGAGAATGTGACACCAGCGTTTGAACCTGTGTCTTCTGCTTCTGACGCAACCTTCATTAGCTTCTCGCCAACTCCGATGCGATCAATCTCAGTTGTGTCTGCCTTCATTCTTACTGTACGTGCGACCTTACCAATTACGGTAGCATCAAATACGTAGTCGAGGAATCGTGCTGACTGCTCTGGATTTAGGAGACCACCTGTTTGGGTAGCTCCGACGTGGATACCTGAACCTGAAAGGCTCTGGCCGTTCATGCTAGTAGTTGCTGTTGTATTAGCTGCTACTGCCTTTTCTAATAATTCGTTACTCATATTTTTTTCACCTGCCTTTTTTAGTTTAAAATATCGTTAACGGAACCGAGGAAAGCTCCTGACCATTTTGATTTCTTTACAAACTCTGTTGACCCGCCAAGGTCAGCAGACTTCTTTACTGCAGTATCTGTTTCAACTGCGTTGACTCTCTTTTCGACTGAGCCAATTCCTTCAGTGATTCCCTTTACAGTTTCGCTGAGTGTATTGTATTGTTCTGCCAATTCTGAAACTTTTGTCTCAACACCCTTGATAAAGGACTCTACAGTTGACTTAACTTCTGCAACCTGTGCTGCGTTTGTCTCTGCTGCCTTACTAAGTGTATCTGACAAGAAGCCCTTGAGATCTCCCATAGCCTTTGCAATTTCTGATTCCTCAGCTACTGCTTCTGCTGCTGGTGCATCTTCGGTATTGGCGGCATCTGCTTCTGCAGCTGGTGCTGCTTCTACAACGTCTGCTGCTGCTTCTTCTGCTGGTGCTGCTACTTCTTCAGTAACTGCTGCTTCTGCTGCAGGAGCTTCGACGGTTGTGTCTTCTACTGTTGCTTCTGACACTATTGTACCTCCCTTTACTTCGGTGTTGCTTTCTGGTTCTTGTGCAGAACTAGAAAATTTATTGATATATTTTTCGTAAACATATCTAACTGTATCCGCCTTATTAATATCATTGTTTTCCACCCAACCAATGATTTCCATGTTTGTTCCACAAACAGAACAGTTGCGAGTTGCTGACATTTCAGAAACTACAATGTTATCTGCTTGGCAGAAAAAAACATTTGCTGCTAAAGTCTCTGCAGCTAATCCTTTGTAAACAAGTGATCCGTTTACCTTTTCAATTGAAAGAACATTGCAAAGTTCATTTGCTGGTGAATCAACAAGTGATAGTTCAATTAAATCATAGTCTTTGATAAACCTTACTGTTTCACCATTTGACTTGTTAACTTCATTTTCAACATCATTAATTCTTCCGCCAATTGAAAAACCTGAAAGTGTTCCATCAAGAACTTTTTCCCAAGTATCTTGTGCACCCTTAGAAATATATGCACTTACCCAAACTCCATCATAGAATGACTTTGAGATTGGATCAAAAAATGTTTCAGCCTTAAATGAAAGCATCTTGCCAACTG